TGGGTTCTACTCAGGTGTTGATGTGATTGTTGACCCATACACAGGTTCAAACGCAGGTACAACAAGATTAGCTTTCTTCCAAGATTTCGATATTGCATTGAGACATGATGATAGCTTCTCAGTAATCAAAGATATTGTTACATAATAGTATTTAAGATTAATTTAAGGGCTGCTTCGGTAGCCCTTTTTTTTATGTATAATAGAAACATGGCTAAAGAAACAGTTAAATTCGTTTTTAATCAAACTACCTATTGGGCAGGCACTAAATACCAATCAGGACAGGTTATAGAAGTTCCAGCAGAAAAAGCTGATGAATGGAATAAGTTAAGTTTTGGGAATATTTACAAACCAAGAGGTAAAAAGAAGGAGAAATAAATGAAAGTATTAGCAACTAGAAAAGTCTTATATCAAGGCAAATGGTACGAAGCTGGCGAAGATTTCGAATGTCGTGAAGGCGACTTCGATGGTTTAGCAGTAGCAGGTGTTGAAAGATACAAAGAAAAGAAAGTAGAAAAAAAAGATAGAGCTATTAAAGATTTTAAAGAAAGAGGTTAATTATGGCTTTAGAAACTGTAAACGATCAATTAGGTTTCTTAGATACAGAAACACATGGTCTAACAGTCTCATATACTCCTAGCGGTGGCAGTACAACTAATATTAAAGCTATTGTTAATGATGAATATTTTGGCATAGATGGTGATAGTGTTGACTTAGAAGGTAAGCAGATATTCCTTACTTGCCGTACAGCAGATGCACCTAACGCAGCACATAATGATACATTTGTGTTTGAATCAACAACATTCAAAGCTGTCAATGTTAGACCAGATGGCACAGGCTTTACAGAAATAGTTTTACAAGAACAATGATTCTATATAGCGAAAATCAACTAGATGAAGCGTGGCAATACGATTGCAAACAGCGTAGTGCCAAAGGTCGTCATTGGATTGCTAGATCAGATTATGAAAATTTATTTGTTCTTTATTTAGACAATATGGTAAGTGGTGAAAAATTAATTAAACTAGACATCTACATTCCACCAGAAATGCTTGACTCTATAGATCAAGTTATAGATTTAGAAACAGGATATACCGATGATTGAGAAAGTATTAGATTCCGTCTCAGGTGTTGTTGGTAAATTAGTACCAGATGCCGATTTAAAAGCAAAACTAGAACATGAACTTAAAACAGAATTACACAAAGCGAACATGGCACAGCTTGAAGTTAATAAGACTGAAGCAGCCCATAAGTCTTTATTTGTCGCAGGTTGGCGACCTTTTGTTGGTTGGGTGTGTGCTTTCGCTTTGGCATACCACTTTATTCTTCAACCAATCATGGTATTTGCCATATCTGTTTATGGGCTTGCAATTACATTACCAGAATTTGATATGGGTAGCCTAATGACTATTCTTATGGGGATGTTAGGTCTGGGAGGGCTTAGAACCTTCGAGAAGGTACAGAAAGTCCAAAGAGATAAGTAATGCCTAAGAAAACCAAACTACAGTTCAGTAAAGGACATGAGCCGACAGCAGGGGTCAATGGTAAGAAAACATCGCAAGGTCGTAGAAACTTTGGCAGTTCAACACTAAATAAACACAAAAGAAGAAGTTACAAAAAATACAGAGGACAAGGCAAATAGGCTACAATAAGTTATGGCACACGCAAGACAAGCAATCAGAGAGCAAGTTGGTACTACGCTAACTGGTCTTTCTACTACTGGTAGTAATGTTTTTCAATCAAGGGTTTATCCATTACAAGAAAGCAACCTACCAGCTTTATTAATTTATACAAAAGAAGAGTCAAGTGAAGCTATTGTTATGGGTAGCAATAGAGTGATCGAAAGAGAATTAACTCTGGCAGTTGAAGCATATGTTAAGACAAACACAAACTCAGATGACACCATAGATACTATTGCAGAAGAAGTAGAGACTGCTATTGGTGCAGATTCAACCTTAAATAATAAAGCAAAAGATGTATTTTTAGTTTCAACTGATATAAACTATGTAGGTGAAGGTGAAAATCCTGTAGCAGTAGCAACCTTTAATTTCTTGGTTAGTTATTGCACAGACGAAACTAATCCTTCACAATTAAGATAAAGGTAATATTATGGCAACATTTAAAGGTAAAGATGGCGTAGTAAAAGTTGGGTCTGACGCTATTGGTGAAATAAGAAATTTCTCAGTAGAAGAAACAGCAGATACTATCGAAGATACTTCAATGGGTGATACAGCAAGAACCTATGTAGATAGTTTGACACAGTTTACAGCTTCTATTGATGCTCTATTTGACGATACAGATACAGCACAGACAGCTTTAACTATTGGTTCATCAGCTACATTTAGTTTTCTACCTGAAGGCGATTCTGCAGGTAAATACTCATTAAGTGGTTCTGGCATCGTCACTGGTATTTCAAGAAGCCAATCATATGATGGTTTAGTTGAGATAAGTTTTTCACTACAGGGTAGTGGTGCATTAACAATCGGTACAGTCTAATTTAATTAATGTCAGTATTAGATAAAGCAATCAAACACTATCAATCGCTTGATAGAATCGAATTTCATGTTGAGGAGTGGGATACTACTATCTACTCCTCAAAGATGACTGTTGGTGAAACAGCAGCAATCCAAAAAAGAGCAACCAAGAATGGCGTAACAGATGAAATCTTAATGGTCATCTATGCCATTATCATTAAAGCTGAAGATGTAGCAGGTGAAAAAATCTTTGATATGACACAAGACACAATTAACAAACTTAAAAATGAAGTTGATCGTGATGTTGTTTTAAAGGTTGCTGGTCAACTTATGTCTGCTCCAGACATCGAAGAGCTTAAAAAAAAATAAACGATAGCGTAGAATTACGATCAAAGTTCGCACTCGCTGAACGCTTACACAAAACTTTAGAAGAAATAGAAGCCATACCTCGTGAAGAGTTTGTGGCGTGGTGTGCATATTTCGATATAATAGAAGATGAACGCAAAGTACAAGAACAACAAATGAAATATTCAAGAGGTAAAATATAATGGCTGAAATGAAAGCCAGAATGGATATTGTTGGTTCAGATAAGACCCAACGAGCCTTTCGTTCAGTCCGAAAAAATGTCACTGGTTTTAATTCAGAATTAAAAAGAACAGCACTCACATTTGCTACTGCTTTTGGTGTTAAGCAGTTAATTGATATGGGTGACTCAATTACCGACTTAAGAAACAGGCTTAATTCATTCAATAATGATGCAGAAAAAACTGCTAAACAAATGGATTTAATTGCTCAAGTTGCAGCACATACAAGATCAAGTTTTGAAGCTACTGGTGTCGTTTTTACAAGGATGATACAAGCAACACAGCATCTTGGTATCACGACAGAAGAGTTAGCAGCAGCAACCGCTACTGTCAATGCAACATTCAAACTATCTGGTACAACTGCTTACGAAGCAGCTAACTCAGCCCGTCAGCTTGCACAGGGTTTATCTTCTGGTCGACTATCTGGTGATGAGATGAGATCGGTGCTTGAGAACAATGTGGTCTTGGCTAATTTATTAGCAGATGGTTTTGATGCGACTGTTGGTCAATTAAGAATCATGGGTGCTGCTGGTAAAATTACCACAGAAAAAATTATGCCAATCTTAATTGCATCTTTTGAAGAAACAACTGAAAAAGTTTCTGATATGCAATTCACTGTTGATGCTGCTTTTCAAGTATTACAAGTAAGGCTGTACGAAGCTGTTAATGCTTTTAACAAAGCTACTGGTGCGCAAGATGCAGTAGCTAATTCCATTGCTTATGTTGCTAAACATATTAATGAATTTGTTGTTGTTGGTTTAGGTGCTTTAATTCCAGCTATCGGTATGGCTACTGTAGCTATGTATAAATTCTTGGCAAGCATGGTAGCTGTCGTTGTAGCGAATCCTATAACTTTTTTAGTCGCAGGATTAGGTGCTGCATTTGCATACCTTTTGACTATATCAGACGAGCTTACTAGAAAACTTTACAACTTTTTTGGGAAAATATTTTTACAAGATATACCAAATATGTTTACCAATGCTGAAATTGGTATATTAACATTGCAAAATGTATTTGCTGATAGCATAAATGGCATTTTGAAAAACTTTCAAACTTTCTCTGATGGTATTTATGTTGTTATAAATGGTGTAAGAGAATTTTTAGGTTTTGATAAACTGACCGCACCAGAGCTTGTAGTTGATGTCGAAGGTAATAAGAAAAAAATAAAAGAATTAAATAATCAGCTTAAAACATTTACCAAAGTAGAAAAAGGTGAACAACTACCTATATTTGAAGAAGGTGGTTTTTTGCATGGTCTTAGTCCTGAAGCATTGCTTAAAAAGCTGCAAGAATCAAGCAATGTAGTCAATGAGTTTCAAGATGATCTAAGTAAAAAGTTTGCAGATTTTATCAGTAAACAAAAAACATTAGGTGAAGAAGTTGGTGACATCTTAACCAAATCATTTAACAACCTCGCTGATATTATTACTGATTTTGTGACTGGTGGTAAATTTGCTATTAAAGACTTAATCAACACCATTACAAGAGATTTAATTGGTGCAATGATACGAGCTGGCATTACTAACCCGATGGCAGAGGGATTTGGTATGTTTTTAACATCTAAAAAAACACCAGAAAAAGAACAGGGCGGTGGTCTAGTTGTTGGTGGTACACCTTACATGGTTGGTGAGAAAGGTGCTGAATTATTCATCCCAGCAACATCTGGTAAAATCATACCTAATCACGCTTTAGGTGGCGGTGGCGGTATTGTCATTAATCAATCTGTTAATTTTGCAACAGGTGTACAAGACACTGTTAAGAATGAAGTCTTGCAACTACTACCA